TTTCAACCTAGATTGCTAGAGTTTTTATAGTACCCACTATAGGACTTATCTCTATGCAGTTAAGGTTGCATAGAGTTTGCTTATTTTGGGTGCGTACTAATTATCTCTTGTAGTTATTCGTTGTTAGACTACTAAAGTGCTACGTATCTACGTTCATGTATGATTATTATCATTTTCTTCATAACATGTTGTCATATATACTCGTTGCAGCATCAAAAGCTGCTGGAAAACGTTATTTCCCGTAATTCACACGATAGTGAAAACCCCGCAGACCATCTATTTCTGCATTTATGAACTAGTCACCTACTAGTTCACTATCTTCAATAGACATTTCTACGGTGTTTATTTATTGGCTTTGCCCGCTCGGTAGCGTAACTACCCGGTTTGGGAAGACTGTCTGTTAACAGTACGAATTGGACACTAGTCTCCGTCTTTTTAGTGGACCAACTTATTCCACTGGTCATTTGACCAGCGCGTACCATGCGCGCCAACATGGACCATCTTTCCGTGTTTTTCTTTCTATGCTATGCATAAACTGATCAAGCACAAGATCTGAAGTTGTAATTAACAACAACCGACCAGGGGATATGGTGCTGTCTCAACCAGCGATTTTTATCAAGTTTGAGACTCTGAGGAGAAAAACTGCCTTTCTCGGAGTATATTTAGGCTACAAGGCCATGGGGGAGCCACAATCCCCCATTTCAGCCCTGATGGATAAGGGTATATGCCATCATTTCTCTATGTTTGGAGATCTTACATGCACAAACCCTGTGCTTAACTTCAGTGACTCAAATGTCACTGTCTGCCCAGGTCTGGTAACGCAGTTTACGTCCCCAACCTCAGAACAACTTTTTACTGATGGTTCAAACTTTTTTCACAATGGTTCTTTTGTTGCTAACATTTGGCCTGAAAATAATACCGTTGATCTCGATGTTCACATCCTATTTGCCGAGAGTAGGAACTTAACATCTGATACGTCAGATGAAGTTGTGGCTATTCATTCTGAGTGGAGTGGTCTTAACCATTTCAGACACTCAGATCCCCCATATGCTCATGGTAGTATTTTATATATCATTGAGTATATGAGGTGGTATTTACCTCTTGTTGTTGTGTATTTCTATCTTTTATTTAGGTTAATCCGCTTTATACTATCCTCTGCGCAGCGGAAAATTGACAATAAGAGAAAGGAAGAGTCAGATATGGAGATCGTATTATTTTATTTGCGAATACACAGTGAGAAGTACGATGTGGTGATGCGCCAGTTGTTGTCCAAGCGTTTGCCATATCCTCCCACATGTATCACTGTGCGTGAGATTTGTGATATTATAGACGATCGGGCTTATTTCTCGATGAGATTGGCAGAGTTGCGTCCGCCCCCTCTTGAAATAAATAGTGAACCTAATTGGTCTTCTCCGGATTCAGGATTTGATTCCGTTTTACCCCGTTCAGATTCTTCTGAGACATTTATTCTTTCCTATCCAAGTAGGCAGAATAGATTTGATCGTGAATCTTCTCTTCTTGTTCCACAATCTGAGAGTGTTAATTCAACTTGGATTAAGAGCCAGAGAGAGAAGCGCCGCCTTCGTAAGAAAAGGGACAAGACTCCACCTATAGCACGTCCTATTCCTCGCGAAGTTCCACCACAAATTGTTCCTGACATTACTACCATTGAAACACAGTCGGGTAGGGGAGAGGCTTTTCGTCCACCTGCTCCTCATCCAGCGTTTGAGGGTATGGATAACCCAGAGAATGATCACATTAGACACAATTTAGCCAGCTTCCTTGGTGATTACACTGAGCTCCCATGGTTTCGTGTTATGTTTCCAGTCATATGTACAATTACTTCTTATCAGTCACAACTGGCTGAATTTTTCTCCGTGGAAGTTACTGGACATTTTATTGAGCAGGCTGTTCTTCTTGTTGTGAACATTTCACAAGCTTCAACATACCACCATGCCATTACCATATTTGTAGCATTTTTACATCAATATCTTAGTAAGTCTGTTGCAGTTTCCCTTAAGGACATGATTATGTCAATGTTTCAAACGGGAGAAATTGAAGTCCAGGCTGGTTGGGATACTTGGGCTAGTATACGTGATGGACATACTAAATTACAGTCGGAGTCTCTTGCACCTCTATACCAGAATGCCAAGAAAGTCATTGCCTTATTGGCCTTTTCTGGTGTCTGCACATCAGCTTCTATTCCTTTTGGCAAGGAATCTTTTGACAAGTTTCTTGAGAATAGCAAACTTAAGGAGCTTGATACTGTGGATTTGGTATGTTACACTATAGATGTGATTAAATTTGCCATTGAACAAATTCGTATCATGTGTCAAGATGGGTTCAAAGGGTGTTTCTTTGGTGATACACGGATGATTGCTTTTGACAAGGAGTATTCATTTGTGGTTGCAGCGCATTCATCCTTAGCTACTGGTACATTGCACCAGCTCGATTCGTCTCCAGCTGACTACGTTTTGCGTTTGACCAAGGTTCTTGATGAGTGTTTACATTATATGAGCATCACCAAAGGAGCTGAGAGGAGTGTTTTTTCATCTAAGCACCTCAGGCTCACTCAACTTATGGCTGACTATCAGACATCTCTCGACTTGGTAGCACTCAGGTGCAAACCATATGGTGTCTTGCTTTTCGGCGAGTCAGGTGTTGGGAAATCTTGCCTTGTACCTGAGATTAGTGCTCTTTTTCTTCAAACACACGGTTACCCTTCTACAGGTAACGTTGTGTGCACTCTCAATCCAGATGACAAGTATCAGAGTGAGTACAAGCCACATCACTTGGTTGTAGTTCTCGATGATATAGCCAATGTTGCGCCCCAGTTTACGCAAAATAGTCCGTTGGAACTTGCTCGTACCATTTTAAATAATAATGTCATGACAGTTTTGAAGGCTGATGTTGACAGTAAGGGTAAGCAGAAGATGGATGCTAGGCTCATTATAGGCACTTCCAATGAGAAAAGCCTGATGGCCAAGTTATATTCAATCGAGCCAGCATCTGTTTTGCGCAGGTGGGATTGCATTGTTACTGTTACAGTGAGGCCTGAATATTTGATACCGGGGACCAAGATGCTTGATCCAGCCAAGATTGATACCTCAATATATCAAGATAAGTGGTTATTCGATGTTGAGTCAGCTCATGCCGTCACCCGTCCTGGTGGCAAAAGCGTGAGTTACAAACCACGCTTGGATGAGGATGGTAATAGCATGATGGGTATTAGCCAGAGTAAACTCTTTGAGTTTATTAAGTGGGACTCTTTGCAACAGAGGGTGCGTCAAGAGGCACTTGTTGCTAGCAACGATGATGTTTATACTCACAAGTTGTGTCCTCATGGAAATTTACCCAAGATTTGTTCACCTTGCAATGTTGACATACAACCAGAAAGTTTTAGAACCGCCATTTCTAGTGTTATGCCTAAGATTGGTTTTCCCGAGATGGCATACTACAACGAAAAGTGGTTGCGCATCTATCAGTACCTGTCACAGGTGTTTGTTCTTGACCAGATTCTTATTCTGTGTCAAGGATATTTGAAAGATCAGGTTTCCAAGATTTGGTGGAATATAGTCAAACTTAGCATTTTTGCTTGGTCTATTGTTTTTCTACTAGTCTTTTATATCACGCGCTGTTATTGGATTGGTGTGACTGTGAGTTCTGCTTGTGCATTTTTCGTCTTTATGTTTATGTGCGCGACTCATGCCCATTGTATTTATGTACAGGGGTGTGACATAGCCCTTAGTGTTACACGCACGGCAAATACATTCAAGCTGGCAGCATTGTTTGGTTGCTTCATTTCCATTCTTGCGAGCATTAAAGTGTGGTATAGATGGTCAGGTCTTGCAACACAAAGTGATCGAGTTGAACCAATGAAACCTGATGCCATTCTTAAGATCAACAGATGGCCTAAGGCAGTCCGCAATATTGTGGAGGTTGGTCATCAATGTGCTACATCCACTAAGAACCAAGTACAAGCAGCGATTGTCAATTCAATTGCACATGCCACTTTTCACCTTAAGGACATTAATAGTGGGAAAGAATTTCTTGAGCACTGTAATATCTTCCCCCTTAGGGGCCATTATTGGCTCTGTAATTGGCATGTCTTGCAGCATGATATTATTAAGATATCTGGAATTCGTCTACCTACCACTACGGGCCCTGCTAAGAGGAGTTTTTCATGTGAGATAGTGCAAAAGGCTAGAATCGTTTCAACGTCATATGATTCCAATGACTTGGGTGTTTTTATGATGTACGGGGCTGGTACTCAAGCTGATTTCACATATCTTTTGCCCAATAGTTATCCTAAAGGGCACAAGGCGTGTCGTTGGATATATAGGAATTCTAGCGGTATAATTGAAAGTCAGGACATCAATGTTACGTTGGAAGAGGTCAATGATGTCAAAGACATTGGTAAGTATTGGGGTGCCAAATTTGTGTCTGACAAACCTACAGCTAAAGGTCAGTGCATGGCGCCAATGATGTCTCTTGACACTCCTCACTATCTAGTTGCTTTCCATAGTGCAGGAGACACAGGCAAATATGTGGGTCGTGGTCATTGTTTGTTGCGATCGGAGATCATTGCCACCATTGAGAGTATGCCTGATAGTGTTTTAAAGTTCGAGGCCGCCAGCAAGCGCGAACTTTGTACGGGGCCTTTTTCCATTGTTGGTGATCCACACCGTAAGTCACCTTTTAACTTTATGGATGTAGCCACCTTTGATTCTTATGGCACTCATAATGGCCATAGGAAATTCTATAAATCCTTAGTTTCAGATAGGCCCATAAGCTTGCATGTAGCTGATATTTTAGACTTGAAGAAGATGCATGGACCTAATTTGACAATAAGTTCATATGAACCGTGGCGAACTGGACTCATAGATATGGGTACACCATTGTTTGTTCCTCATGCACTCTTGGAATTGGCTATGAGTGATTTTCTGCGCAAGATCGACCATATCTTAGACAAATCACCCGAACTTTTCGAAACAGTTCATCCACTAACATGGACCAATTCTTGGGCTGGTGCGGATGGTTGTTATGGCGTTGATTCTATGCCTTTGTCCACTAGCGCTGGTTGGCCGTATAATAAGCCTAAGAGCGCTTTCATTGATAGATCAAACGTTCCTGTTGACAATGTTTCTGAACCTTTTATTGTCCCTGATGACATACAAAAGGAGGTTTTAGAGTATGAACAAAGTTATCAGAATGGCGAACGGTGCATGTTTATCGCGCGTGTAAGTCTTAAAGATGAAGCTGTCAAGTTAACTTCTACTAAGCCGGCCCGCATTATAGCGGGTGCGAGTATGATCCAGACTGTGATTATGAG